CGGCACTATCGGCAATGGTTTCATTTCGTAGAGCCGTAAATTGTTCATTGTCTTTACCATTATCCAGTAATTTTGGAATGAGCATCATATCTTCAATCGTAATGACATACACGCTAAGTTTTCGCTCCGTTAATTCCAATTTGATCTTGTCGATCTTGCGACCATTTTCGGTTTGTTCAGTTTTAATACGTTCAACTTCGGTTTCCGCATATTGTCTATTCGTTTTAGCATTCTCCAGAGTGCGTCGAAGATAATCCACTTCGTGTATTTTAGCTGGGTCATTACTACTTTTATCCTGAGAGATTTGTACGTTATAACCGGCTTCTTCAGCAGTAAGCGCTTTTATTTTTTTGGCTAGTTCATCATTTTTTGCATCAAGTTTTTTATTATCGATTTTTATTCGCTGTATTTCTGAAAGCAGTCGATTTACTTCACTTGAAGTGGGATCATATTGCCCACTTGGATACGTGTGTTTATACTTATCCTGTAATATATTGGACTTGAATGTTTCGTTTCTTGAAATTTGATATTTGAGTTTTTTAATGTTTTGCGCTCCAAGCGTTGTTGGATTGTTTTGTTGTTGTTGTTCTAGATTGACGAGATCCGCTTTATCTTTGGCAATCGATTTAGTAATATCGCCTACCTTTTTTTCTAGGTCTTGAATATTATCTTCCGGTGATTTAAACAGCTTGAGTGGTTCGTTCGGATTGGCTTTATCCTGTATTTCATCGGGCATGGAAAATGCCTCAATGTAGTATTCTTGATTTGACGCCATAACACCAGACGTGGTGGCCATCGCCATGCTCGACGTTCTACTTTGTCGCCCCGTTATATTCACCAAAATACGGTTTTCGTTAAAAAGTTTGTTTAAAATAAATAAAATGTTTCGGTTTATCATTTCGGTTTCATTATCCGGAATGACGTACATATTGGATGCAGGTGAAGCTCCATCCTTATAAATGATACTGTTTGCAAATTCCGTATATTTGAGATATTCCCCCTCATTCAAGAACACAATTGCTGGGAATTTCAAGACAACTTTGTACCGCTTGTAGTATTTTGGAAATATTTTATCAACAAGATGGGTCGTGGGTAAATAAACTGCATTATTTTGAGAAGCATTTCGCCCATAATTTCCCAAACTGTTACCGTATGAACTAGCGTACGCAGATCCCGATTGTCCGGCGGACGCGCGTATCATTTCCGGTTTAAATACGAATTCCAATTTACCTTTTGAATAATCTGCCCTCGATTTAATTTTGATTTCAAGTTGTGTCTGAACGTCTTTATTAATAATCGGTTTTGACCGCGATGATGAAGCACCATAATTTCCATAATATCCTCCGGAATTACCGTAATTACCGTAATTGCCATTACCATAATAAGCCATAACTAACCAACTATTTTTACTGTTGCTACTATTATTACTATTATTATTAATATTATTTTATTTATAATTAAATAACATAATCTATTACTCTTTTACTATTTTACTTTTACTATTTCTTTACGCTTTTAAAGATTTATTCATTTCGAAGCAACATCAAAAAAGTTATGACTTCGTAATATGCTTTCGTGTTTATCGCGCTCTTTTTGACGCTTTGCTTTTTCGAGTACCGTGAGGGCCTTGTTGATTTCGACATCGGATACAAATTCCGTGGTTTTTGCGGTTTCACCGTTTAGTTTTCGTTGCGCTTTAAAGTGACTGGGCAACATGCAGTATTCACTATCCTCGTTTGTGAAATGGTCGGCCAGCAGAGTAAAGCACGTCGTAATAATGAGAGAATAATATATGTTTTTAGTACCCATCCAGGCAATTGCAAACACCAATATTTCCTTCTTAAGAATGTGTTTAAGGTACTCTTCGGTCGACTCGCTTAAATTGATTTGTACATATCGCGATCCAATATTCATAATAATCATAACCATCCCGGCAAACAGTGCGCTATTGTTGAGCTCCGTAACATAGCCATGCATAGACGAGAGTGGTGTGGTACTTTCAACAAATGAAAATCCGCCACCTGCGCCACCTGCTCCACCCGCTCCTGCTCCACCTGCTCCACCTGCTCCACCTGCTCCACCTGCTCCACCTGCTCCAGCAGACGCGGCTGCAATAGCTGGTGCAGTAACTTTCTTTTTTTTCATATGTGGAATATGGATTGTTATTTATAATAATAACTAAATAATTATTAATAATTCAAATATTAGCGAGCGTATATATATTATTATTATTATTAATAATTAATATAATAAATTATTGTTAATTATTAATAATTATTAATAGTAGTTAATAGTAGTAGTAGTAGTAGTAGTGAAAATCGTAGATAGATAATCATGTCGTCATCCGATTTATTCATATCGGTGTTTATAGTCCTCATCTTTGCCGGACTATGTGCGGCCAACGCTTTAGCTGTCGGTATGAAAAATATTAAAAAGAACTGGATGCTTTATCGCTGCAATCCAGGTATTATTCCGTTTGCGAGCTATTTTGGACACGACACGCAGGAGAATTTCATGTACTGTATACAAAACACGCAGTCTGGATATATGAAATACTTAATGGTTCCATTCAATTACATTCTCTCATTGATTGGGACGGTTGCGGGCCAGCTGGTAAAAAATATACAAGACATTCGCGAATTTATTAATAAATTAAGAGCGCGCATCATTAAAGTAATACAGGATTTGTTCGGCGTAATACTAAACGTAATCATTACATTTCAAAAAATTATTATTAGTATGCGAGACCTTATGAACAAACTGATTGGTATATTTACGACTATTTTATACCTTATGACCGGGTCGCTTTACACAGTGGAAAGCATGTGGCGCGGCGTTGCAGGAGTTCTGGTGAGGTCGTTGGGTACATCGTAATACCATAATAATAATACCGTAATACCTTTTACCATAATGAATTATTTATTTATTATTTATTTATTTAGTAATTAAATAATTGGAATTCTTTTTAAATTTAATCTGGCATATTTTGTTGTGTTGTTATTATAGTAGTTAGTTAGTTAGTTAGTTAGTTAGTTTAGTTACGAACGAACGACGATTTGCAATGACATCAACGGCGTCAGCAACTGCAGCAACAGCAACGACATCGTTAAGCGATCAAGAAAATGTTTTGGCATTGATGAAAATTAAACAACTTTACAATTCGAAGGGGTTTATGGCTAAATACGGGTTTCAATTATTCATATCGATTGTAATCATATTTGCATTTTGTGTGGTGACAGCGTACTTTGTATTTGACATGCAGCTTCGATCCATAAAGCATAACTGGTCAACCGAGCGGTGCAAGCCATTTATTATGCCGCTCGCGGGAATAATAAACGCACCAAACGATGTGGGTAAAATGGAATACGCGAGCCAAAATTTTAGTTATTGTACGTCGCAATTTTTCACGTCGGTTTTCGAGAAAGTCGTCAGCAGTTTCTACTACATAACGAACATCATTGTCCGCGTGTTTAAGAGCATGCTGGAGTCAATCGACGCAATACGCGTATTTTTCAGCGCGCTAAAGGAGCAATTTGTTAAAATGGTAATTGAAACACTGCACGGCATCATGAACTTCATCATTCCATTTTTAAATATTCTGATTAAAATGCGGGATTTAATGAACAAAATAGAGGGCATGTTTTTAAGCATCATTCACATGTTGGCAGGCGGCTATCTGGCGCTTAAAAGTCTCATTGGGTCGCTGTTAACACTGAGCATCATCATTATTGTGGTAATGATCATTTTAATGATTATCATGTGGGTTCTGGTTGCAGTTTTTTGGTCAGTCCCATTTCTGGTACCCTTTCATCCCCCAATTTTAATAGGGGCTATAACATTCACGCTCACATTCATTTTAATAATTGTCCCATTTTGCATCATGGCAGCATTTGCGGGAATGGTGTTCAAGGTAAATACCACCGTTCCGAAAGTAAATAATGCAAAAGCAAATTCGGAAATAGCGGCATCTACTGCAAATCCTAATCGATAGACGGTAGGTATTGTAGATTACTCGGATGTAGCTACGCCATTACCTGATGTGTAGTTGTAAATGCCGGCCCGTTCGGCCATGCACGAGTTTTTATACGTAACGCCATCGCAGCCTTCAACATATATGGTTTCGTCAGGACAAACCAGCGTGTAATTTGCTGTGCGCTTGATGCAGGTGGAGAATGCCGGTTTTGTAGCATCGGGTTTGTCGACCAGGTTTGTGCGATCAGTGTCCGCAAAGCTCCTACCAGCGGCGACGGATTGAATGCCTCCCACCAACTTATCCCACGTGCTGATGCAGTCATTCTCATTATAATTGTTTTCAGCAATTTCCCAATCTGTCATATTCTCTCGTTCCCTCCGCCAACCACTTATCGGAAACATTTTATAAAGAATGAGAATAATTATAATAACCACTGCATGTTTTCCGCAGTCATCCTTGCCCGCGATGCGCGATGCCAGGCTACAAAATCGACGTTTTGTGGCACTTAAAAATGAACCCATATTAATTATATATTATATATATTATTATATATGTATGCATATATAAAAATAATTATATATAAATTATTTTTATTTTATCGTTATTATGTGATTATTTTGATTACGATTATTACGATTATTCCATATTCAAGTACGCATCGGTTGGGATCATCGCGTATACCGCCCCGACGATTTTAAACGCCCACACAATTAGAATATCTGATATGTACGGAAACGCTATAAACGCGAGCGTTAAAAATATATTTTTATTGTCGGTATATTTGCGCCTGTACAGAAGGACAATAACCCATATAAAAACGGCAACCCAGTAAAAATAGCGAAGAAATTTTGCTATGGGTTGGACCAAGCTGCTTTGCTGCTGCTCATAAAATTGTCGCCGATGCGAAGTCTTCAGTAGCGCCGTTTTTTTATCGACGTCGCCGCTTACCGTTTTTTCAGCCTCACTATATTTCTCGTTTAAATCAGACAGATGGTTGTAATATCGCATCTGCTCGTTTGCAACGATCAGCAAATCCTCAATTTGTGAGATAATTTCATTTATTTTATTAATGCTCATCGCCTGTGCATTGGCGCTGTTAATTGTATATATTTGTTCAAGCAGCTTTATCGCCGTCGGCTTCATACAAGGTCCACCACCCGCTTGTATGCCGGTTGGACAACTTTGAATACTCGTTATATAGCTAACAAACGCGGCGTCAAAATCATCCTTATCACAGCTTCGCTGACCCTTTGTAATGCATTTACCAGCCGCTATATATGTGGCATATGCTGCACCTGGTGTTTCGCTAGGAGGAGCGAGGCTGCTTATTGTATTGTTCGCGGTAATAATCAGCTCGTTAACGTTATCGAGCGTGCCTGATAAAGCAGCATCCATTGTCCCTATTTTTATACGACGCGAGCGAAAATTTGGTAAATATTATTAGTTAATAAATAACAATATAATTAATAATTTATTTATTTATTTGTTTATTTGTTTAATGTTTAATTAATTGTTCAATTGTTTAATTGTTTAAAATACAACAACCAACAAACTAAACAATAAACGTCCAACTAAAAATAATATACATAAATACATAAATGTCGGTCGAACAAACAATGAATTAAATTAAATATATTATGCGGAAACAAATGCAACTTCACACGCATTTATATTAGAATTCCATTTTTTATCTGATTCACACGGGTTTGGTTGGCATAACGTTTTGGACGAGTTCCAAACTGTTGCTTTTCCATCGCAGCAGCTTGCCCCAATGCATGACGAATAAAGGGACACTTTGCTTAATTCGGCTAAATTCGTATTTTCCGTTTTGCTGACGCTAACCGCATTCGGGTCAAAGTCGTGGTCATACTGGTCGAAGTTCAAATTGTTGCGGCGGTTCAAGTCGAATACTTTTCTCGCAACGGCTACAATACCCGCCACTATAATCAGAATAATAAGTCCGCCGGATATGGTTTCGGGGACAATACCCTTCTTCATGAGAACGGATATCACTAAAATAGGCGCGCACGCCATTACGATTATCTTCATAATATCGGTTTGATACTCGTACTTGCGCCCGTAATAATTATTAATTTCAACCAGGCGCAGCTTGTTTGACTTGTCCTCGCGCAGACCGTCCAACATAGTTTTTGCGGTATTCATCTGATTTTCAACCACCATCGCGGCGCCGTAATGGTGCTGCAGCGCAACGCGACGTTCGGCGGTGGCCGACATCATGGCCCCCGCGAAATCGTTCATGTTTGCATACAAGTCGCCGCGCGATTTTGCTATTTGATTGATCTGGATCACAAACTGCCTGCGTTTTTCGGGATCGGTCTCGCTGGTAAGCGAGTCGAACAGCTGCTTTTCGATATTTTGCAAATTTACAATGTTTGCCATAATCGCCTTTTGACGACCGGTCATGCTGGTTTCGGCAGCGGACGGCGTAACGCTAGCCAGCGCACCCGACGTGTATTGTATGATTGCTGGCATTGATGCTGTCCCAGGGGTAAGATCGGCAGATGTTGAAATTTGCCACCCGTTGGACTTTATAGCAGCTGCGTTACTGGATAATTTAAATAATGCTTCATTTGTACCACCCGCGACCGTACTATTTATTGTAAATGTGTATTTACCGGCCGCCATGCCTGTTTCTGGAGTGGCCGGAAGCGTAAATATAATAGGATTGGGTACAGTCGCGGCGCGCGCAAGTGTGGCGGTTATCGATGATGATCCACTCAGTGTTAATGTCAGTGCCGATGTTGGCGACGGCAGTGCAACAAAATGTCCCGACGGAAATGCAAAACTGATTGTCCCGGTTGCTGCAGGGACTGCAGTCGTTGTAACAAACTCGCCCTTAATGGATAATACTTCATCATCAACGGCCCCCAATGACGCGTGGGCAGCGTTTTTGTATGCGAGAGTTGGAACCGATACGCTAGTTACCGGGGTAGGATCAATTCCCTCTTTAACGCGGGGTATCATACTATTCACCAGTATGATAATGATGAGCACCCCAAACAACAGTTTATCGTTGTACGGTATTTTTCGAAGCTCATCCATTGTAAAACGAAGTGTCATTTTTACGGTGCTTATTCTCGTACTTGTTATATTTTGGTATATTTTTATTTTATTATATTGCTATTACTTTTACTTAATATTAATATATATAATTTTTTATATAAATTAGAAAAATGGAAAATGGAAAATGGAAACATAAAAAATAATAATAAAATATTATACGGGTTCAGTGGATGATGATTTAAATATGTCGGTTACCGACGAAATATTGGTAGTGTAAGAACCAACATCGCCATAGTAGACGATGGCAATAATAATGACAATCGCTAAAATGCTCCACAGCACGTATTTGTATGTCTCACTTATTAATTCGACGCGTGTATCTTCTTCCGTTCCCTGGATAGTCTCCTGTTTTTCAGTGTATTCCGCGATTTCATCCGAGTTTTTCTTATATTTGGCTATTTTTCCACTAACGTCCATCGCCGGATCGTTGCGAAGCTCATTGTATTGCGTTTGCTTATTAATTGTTGCAGAGATGCTATCCATTACGGCGTCATACATTTTGGTTAACTCGCCAGCGGCCCTTTCGAACGCGCCGCTCGGTGTTTCCACGACTTGGTCGGCGCCGCAAAGCGTGTTGCGCGTCATGAGCGGGTCGTTTTTATCAGTTGGGTAGTGGTCGAACAGCACGCTGTCTATTGCAACCACGTTCGTATTTCCCGGTTTCGCGCATGACTCGGAGACGAGTTTTGGGGCATACAGGCGCTTATATAATTGTGTGGAATTGCTCTGGACGCGATTTCCGAGAGACGGGCTATTTATTTTCCCCGGAAACATGTTGGCATTTTTAAGATGGCATGTTCCAGGATCGCTCTGCGATACCACAAACCCCCCGCAGTCTACACGACTGGTGCACTGCTCAAAGCAATAATCTATTGCGCCGGTGTCGTTCGAAATACTTTCCAGCGTATCTCCGGGATTGTCGTATGTTACCGTCTGACCCGTTAACGGGTCGGTTCCCTTAATTTCCACATATTTTGTGCCAAGCGCGAGCTGGCCGTTGCTGTACATTCGCCGTTTTCCGTCGACTGAAATATTGGCAACCCTTCCTAAATTATCTACATTCAATCCGTCGAGTTCGTGCAGCGCGCAAGATGTCGAATCCCGGTTTCCTTGCATGGTTTCGCCAATTTTTCCAGTCTTAAATTTAAGTGTGCGCACCTCTAAATTACCGGCTTTATCCAATACCAGCATGCAGTTGCCGGTGCTGGAACACAGATACTCCCCGCGTTTCAGTTCTTGCAAAGGAGACATGTACCGTTCAAAGCGCCGCGAAAGTCCGGGTAGTTTACCGTCAAGAACCATACTATTGAGTTTCTTGATGTCTTCTGGTAGTTGATCGGGGTTAACGCTTTCATTAGTGCGTGGTGCCGCATTAACTGCTTGAAAAGGATTAGGACTAACTATCCCCTCGGTAATCAAATCTTCGGAATCATTCTTACGAAACAGCAGCTTGCCTTCCGTTGTGAGTTCGAGCACGAAATTCCTACATCGATGATGTTCTGCTCTACAGTCGAAATAAATTGTTGAATTTGCGGCATCAATTTTGGATACAGTTTTAGGTAGATTTTTACCGCACTTATACGTTCCTATAAAATTTTTATTGCATCCCACTGCAGGGTCCCACTTGTATCCGGGCTGATAGTAGCTGAATGAATTTCCACCACCAGTTAAGTGTGGGTTGGCGTTTTGATCAGGCACATTATACGGCTTATAGACAATTAACTTCGGACCATATACGGGTTGAGGGGTACTCCTACTTGGACCGGATCCCATTTGTTTTGATTAAAAATATAAAATCAAGTTCTAATATTAATTTATTATTATATTATTATTATTATTATTATTATTATTAAAAATTAATTACGAGTTTAAAATGACAATTATTCGATATTATTATTAATATTATTTATAATTTATTATTCTTAATCATGTGTTATTATATTAATCTTCCAAATCTTATTTTTATTATTCACTACCTATTCACTACCTATACCCAAGAAATGCATTCCAATCTACATAACTTCGCGTGATTGAATTGCAGTTTCCACCGTACGTTCCTTTGGGGGGTTCTGATAACGTCGCGCCAGTTTTAATATCGCACCCAGACACTCCGGTTCTAAGACCGAAACTCTTTAATGCAGTTAAAGTGTATACGTCGGCTTCGGGGGGTGGCTTGTCGGTACACTGCGACCCAGTCCAGCAATCCCAGGCAGGATAGACGGGGTTAACTCCACTAGGCAATCCATTACGGTGCTGATCTCTCGTATCCATCCACGACCAACCATTACATGTTTTATTTGTTCCCGGAACCTTTGTGGTTCTATCACAACGATCCTTCGTACTTATGTTATATAATGAACTGACGTCGGTGCTCTCCAACAGACTGAGCGTTCCATCCATACCGAAATAAAATAATTGCGCCCGTGCGTTATCACTTAGTCTCGTAGATGAAAATTCATATGCCAGTCCGGCCGACTGCGCGTCTTCTATCGTGCCATCCTCGGGTCCTATATAACATTGATTGGTGGATATTCCGAACACGGATCGACCCTTATCTTCTGCGCGGATTTTGCATGATTTGTAATCAACATTAACGCCTGTCATATCCTTTTGATGCTCCATTTTGTCCGCGTTATACGATCCCTTATAGGACGCGCCGGTAGCTTTTGCGGGATATACCCCCTGCACGTTTGACCCCTCATTCCCGCACGCCGGGATCGACCTCTCATCCGTTGTGTTCCAGTTTTCGGGACCCAGCCTGGTTCCCAAAAATAGCGTGTCTGCCGCGTCACCGCTTTCCGATTTTTTCATCGGCGCACCCACGTACGCGCCATAGTCGGCTCCGTATTCACCCTGTTTAGACTTGCTGTTATCTGGAATAGTATATCCGGTCACGCCACTGTCGATTTTATCTGGGGCCGGACACCCATACTTTCCAGCATTTACCATAAGATTATCATTAGCCCATTGTTTGAACAGCCCCTTGTCGGTGACATACCCTCTTACGCTACCAATCGTAATATTCTTCCCGGCAAGTTTATGTTTTCCGGTTTCGGTTGCCGCCAAAAATGCCGCGGCGTTGGCGGTTTGGAGTGCGCGCGTTTTTTGTGCGGTTGTAATAGCGGTTTCGTAATCCGATTTCGGCGTTCGATCGGGTTCGTCATCTTGATACATTGCATCACTTCTGACCACATCATTCGTGTCGATTTCCGAAGTCCGACTTGCTTGTGGTTTGGGTTTGCATCCTTGCGCTACAACCGGCATAATAATAATTAATTTATTAATTTATTAATTTATTTATTAAATTGTATACGATTTTATTATTTTATTATTTTACTATTATTATTATTATTAATTTATTAATATTATTAATTATTAATATTATTTTATTTATTATTAATAATATTTTATTATTATTACACTCTAAAATTATAAATAATTAGTTTATATTTATTGGCCAGAAATACGAATATGCATAAAACGCGACTAAACTCATAACGATGCCAATGAGCGCATAGGTCACATACGTGGTATCATTTTCGCTGGTGAGTATGTAATAAATGCCGGCAATAAGCGCGACCACAAAGGTAACGTACAGCACGTATTTGTAGCGGTACGAATTCATTTGAACGTGCGAATCCACATTATCCAGCATTGATATGGCGGCTTCTTCTCTTTTGAGCGCCGCGCTATATGCATTCACTTTGGGCTGCAGCTCAAACTGTATTTTGTAAACGTTTTCATTCAGCATTTGCCCAAACTGCGCTTTGAGCGGCATTATAACCGAGAGCCGTTCATCTATGACGGCTTTTCTGCGCAGGATGTCTTCGTACAAGTCCTGCAATTCCTTGACGAGTTTGGCCTTTTCATCCTCGGTTAAGCAGCCAGTTTGTTTGGATGACCATACGCCAGCAGCATTTGCGCCGGAAGCCGGGGTTTTATCCGCTTTGGCCCCCTTTTCGCCGGCATAACAGAATCCCCTCCAGTTCTGATTTCCGTACGAATTTCCGAAATAAGTTACTGACACAAATTCTTTATTTATAAGAGCTGTATTCGTTGGATTCTTGGCAAGTTCTTTGCATTTATACAGCCCAACCGCATCATCAGTAGGAACGCTTTGAATACTGTCTGATGTGAAAATTTTACCGAGAGAAACATGTCCGCCGTAGGTTTGTCCAGCGGTGGGCGCAACTTTGGTATTAGTGATAGGGCTACCTGATTGCTCACCGCTGTCAACCCTGTCAACCATATTTTCGTGGTTTGTCGGATCAAGTATGAGACTGTTTGGAGCATCTATCCAGTATGTTCTATTTGAAGTGGTAACCCCGGTCGAATTAAATCCCATATTTGCACTCGTTTTGCTTTGTAGTACGCTGCCATAACAATCGTACTTCCATTCCCCCTTGTATCCATCCGCGGGATTATAGTGAACAACTCGCGTGTACAGCTTATCGTCGCGAAGTGCCGCGCGCTTGCATTCGGCTAAAGTGTCCGGAGATCCCAAATAAAACCACCCGGCTGCTTCATTATCGTCGCCCGGAGCCGATCCCAGACCGCTCATGTCGTTGCGTTTTTTAAAATCGTTCCACTCGCCACCGCGTTCCTGCATGTATTGCGAGTACAGCCTGAATTTTTCCATATATTTAGAAACCTTTAATTCGAGTTCGCGTGATTTTGCTTTAACATCGCGTACTGTCTTGTACTTGTTGATATTATCGGGTTCATCCATAAATGACTGTTTTTGCCAGACTGGTGCCGTTTCCGGCGCGGCCTGGGCTTCAGTGGCTTGATCATATGATAACGTCGGGTTCGGGTTGTTGGATAGGTCATATGTTTGTAAACTACTGTCATAGGCCCTTGCTGCAGCAGACATCTCTTACTAATGTGGATCGTATTATATTATTATATTGGATCAGAATATATTGGATTAAATTGACTTAATAAAGTGCAATATTAAATTAATTTATATAAATATTATATTTCATTTCTATTTTTATTAAATCGAATAAATGAAATGAAATGAAATGAAATGAAATGAAATGAAATGAAATGAAATGAAATGAAATGAAATGAAATGAAATGAAATGAAATGAAATGAGAACCCATTTTAAGTTAAGTAAACGTAAATTTCATCATTCCCGACACCTTTTCTGGCAAGTCTCCGGTGGCCTTTGCCAGCATTTGTTGCGGACCCAGCCGTAATTCTGACAAATAATTGAATAAATATATCATCAATAAAATGAGAAGGGCCGCGCTGATCATGAACGACCCGCTTTCAGTGCTATCGCTATTGGCAATGTTCCGAAATGTAACAACCACGATAAAAAGCATGAGCGACACCCAGAGCACATAATAGCCGAGTTTGGATTTTACATTATACCGCGTATCGTCGACTTTACCGTCATACGTTACCATATTTTTACGAATAGCATTGTATTCGGCTGACCGTTTGTTAATATAATTGGACGACGTTTGAATAACTTCGCCGTGAGCATCTAATTGACTGGATAGCGCGTGATTGTGGGTGATGGCATTGGCAGTTTGTTTCAGTTTCAGATCTCCCGCCGCGGCCGCCAATTTTGCTTCTATTTCATTCAGTTCTTTTTTTAGGGTAAGGATATTGCTCGGCATCTCAATACAAACGCTGTCAGATGCGGTAATTGGCAACCCCACCAATGCCGAATTTATTGCGGTAGTAAAAAGCTCTTTTGTGGCAAACGTGGTTGGTGACGCTGTTAGTTTTGCCCAACACGATGAATGCACATTATTCACGTTATCGCTGAGCAAGGTTTCGTCAATTTCATGCGATACGCCTTCAATGTCAATCCATACGTACACGTATTTTGCCGGCACAGATGTCGCGCTATTGTATTTTACGATCGTTCCAGCGAGGTCCAGGCGCTGGTCCGCTGCAACATTGTATTTGTCAGATGCCGGTTGAACTGGAAATTTATCGAGCACTGTTTTTTCTATAACTTTTGCAGTGACTGGATTGTATGCCGAGATAGTTGATGTGAGTGCTGGTGCCGGGTAGATACCTGCCGTGCTCGGAACCAGTTTATAGCGATACCCGTATTTATTAATATAGTATGCGTCAGCCACTTCCGATACTGTCGGAGTAGTGGTAGTGTCTCCTTTCGTTGTGATAAATTTCACGTATTTATTCACGTAACTTTGGTTATCGTAGTTCTGCTTGAAGTCGGTATAAAACCGGAGCGCCGCGTCATATTCCGACGACTTTGTATTATACGATTTTGATAATTCATCGTACGCTTTCACTTTAGCTGCGGTGACACCGTGGTGACCACCGCCGCCACCGCCCCATCCACCGTATCCTTCTACGGTCAATCCAGAGCGAAACCCTTCATTTACGGTACCGTATTCAGGACCGCTTGACCGCTCGATTAACTCCAGGTCCGGCTTTTGCAATGTCAACGTATTGCAACCGTTGCTGCCACCGCCACCGCCCACAACAACACTTTTAGCAGCGTAATGCCGCGATCGGTCGTTCACGTATTTACCCTGTTCAAGTCCGGGATTATTTATACGGATATCGGGGACGTGTTGCAGCGTGCCTAAAAAATTATTGAACACTTCATCTAAATACATTTTTTTCGAGTTTGTTTCAATTCACATATAATTAAAGATAATATAATTTTATTTATATGTGAATTACGAACATACATACATGTTTTTTGTTTTGTTTTATTGATAAATTGTTTCAAGTATTTGCGTTTTCAGAATATATATTATATGAGAGATAACACACCATTGACCCCAACCCCAAGAACGCGAAATTGCTGAAAATGTCGCGACGATACATTCCAACTTCGTTCTTATACGACTGATATGACCCTTCCGCTCGATCGGACAGCGAATCCATGCTTGCACTAACTACTCCGAGCGTTTTCTTATTCTTGTTAATACCCCGGTCGATATTTTCCATAACTTTGGTGTTATCGTGGATTTTCTTCGTAACCTCGTTCTTTATGCCCTCCATCTGAGCGAGGATGCTCTTGAAAATCACATAGTTTGGGTCTACGGGCAAATCCGTGCGGGTAGCGGATATAGCGTTATTTGAAGCTTTTTCATGCGCCACGTATTTGGAAGTGAAATTATTTGAAAAATCGGTAATAACGCTTTGCAGGTTGTCCAGTTTTTGTTTGTATTCACACACGTATTTGAATTTGGGTTCGCATTCAGTTGCAGGCATTATTATTATATATATTATATTTTATGTATTAATATCTTAGAATTATATTTTATATTTTATTTATTTACGTTTATACGAAATAAGATATAAAATTTCATGTTCATTGTTCATTGTTCATTGTTCATTGTTCATTCATCGTTAATGGCTCGGCTGCATAGTAATTAACGCGCCTGCGCGCGTCCGTCAACGGAATGGACGGCGGTGGTGGGCTCGGGGCCTCTTTCCGGAACCCGTAAAATGAGTTGCACATTAACATCGGCATGCACGTATCGTTGTCCGGACTTGCTACATGTCTCGGATTGTTTGTGGGGGGTGGGTAATCGGCCGATAGCACCGATGCAGGCGATGACGATGATGATGATGATGATGTGGTAGGAGCCGGTTCCGACGGTTTCACCGCATTAATAACCGATCCCGGAGTTGGATATTCGGGGTTCAATAATAGTGAATCCAGCGTCATCGGATACGCGCCTGGTGCCAGATTAAAGTTCTGTTTTTGCATATTTTCCAACCCTTCGCGCGAATAAGATCCGCTGCCGTTAAGTCGGTCAATGATCGGTTTTAACACAAACCCGCTCAATACAATAAGTCCGACCATTACCAGGAGAAACGAAGTACCGCCGTTAATTAGCATTCTATTATTTTATTATTATTATTATTATTATTATAAATATAAATATACTCTTACACTTATAATATATTATTTTTTGCTATCTACAATCTACAATCTACAATCTTACAACAATCCGCGAGTTGCCGAAAATACCGCCTGGTTTGTAAACGACCAAACAAACGAGAACACAACGGCGTGCGTGAGGGCGACAACCGTCTTGGTTGCACCGGGAGGCAACGATAATAGTATACCCGGAGTAAGTACAAAGAACAACACCGCGGTGTAGATAAACATGATAATGTCCATTTTATATGAGAGAATATGGTGATTAATATTATAATATTACTTAATATTTTATTTTTATAGCTAAGTAAGCTAAATAATTCTAATAAAAATAAACTAAATTTTATTTTTATATTTTATTTTTTTATAAACTGATATAAAATTATATTTCTATATATTTCTATCCATCCATGTATATCATTTCATTTGCCGTGTACCGACGATGACGTTACCGATGTAGCGGTGGGTCGCATATTAGAGGACATCTGGCGCATTATAAGCTGGTCCTGGGTAACAATGGGTGCAATCATTCGGCTCTGCAAATCGTGTCGAGAGAGATAAATATTCTTTAAGTCGCTGTCTTCGTAGCCATACGGCTGGCTCTTGTCTGCAACCGTAGAGTAGAGAAATGGCGCATTTGTAACGGACTGTCCGTACAAATTAGAATATCCCGATTGATTGAAACATTGCTGCAGATTGGTATCCATTATATTTGTGCTGTTGTGCATCAAAAACTGCCGGTACTCCCAATTTGTATCGATATTGTTACCTTTTCGCAACTGGTCGTTTACAGCCGCGCCCGGAACCCACGTCGTGTATGTTCGCCCGTCATCCATAATGGGTGGAAAATTAAAATGCAGGTTGTTTGACCCGGAATAAGCAGTTCCCCAACTCATTTTGTAAAGTTAAATTATTTATTATTAATTAATATTATTATTATTATTATTAATTATTATTATTATTAATTATTATTAATATTATTTATTGTTTTGTTATTGTTTTTATTGTTTTATGTTTTATTATTGTTATTATTATTCTTATTATTCTTATTATGATTATTTTCATTAATTTATGGTAGTTTCAGTTTCCTAAATTGGGCAGGGCAGGATTGGGATTTAGGTTGCGCACACGCGAGCATGTTCGCGAATGCGCATACCGGCAGTGCTGCAAATTGGCGTCTGCATCTTGTTTTTAATAAAATATGGGGTAAAACTGCTGCCGTGATACTTGCCCGCATTTGCAGCGGCCATGCCGTAAGCGCTGAGGAACGAGCTTCCATTCTTTGTTATGGTATCGCGCTTCAATCGCTCCATGCGCAAACCGGAAGATACCGCCCCCTGGGTTGAAAATGTCCCGTTATTCGGTTTATATGTGGGGGTTATCACGCACTGCGGTTGTGCCGTTTCTAAATATTCGGGTCGCGCGCAGTTTGTAATCGCATCGGTGGTGTTTTGAAGGTAGGTCCGGCCGCGCGATTGCATGAACGCGCGCGTATCCGAGTAATACGCCTTGCTCAACAGCGTTGAGCCGGTACGGACCGGGCGTTTTTGCGGGCACGGTCCGACCGTGCGCGTGTTGTAGACGCCCGTGTAAATGCGATGATCACCGCAATCCACAAACCCGTCGTTGTAAATCTTGACGGTGTCGCTGCCTTCGCCTGGCGCGCGCAAGATCGCGTCGTCGGTGACGGCGTATCCACCCGGGCCGGCGGGGCACAAATTTGATCCGCCGACGGTTTTCGCGATCACTGCTCCGGGCGCGTCCACCATATTCATTGTGATGCGACCGCGAATACCGGCACCGGGCACGTCAATGCGTATAAGCTGGCGACGCCAGTGCTTAATTGGGTTGGGCTTGCCAAATGAGGATGATCGATACTCTTCGGGATGGGTTTTAAACCGATTATCTGCGAGCGGGGCAGTGTGAGACGGGTGCACGCTGAAAATGGTTCCGAATTTTGTTTGAGTTTGCGCGCTTTGCGTGGGCTTCAGGGTGTTTGAAACGGTTAAATTAATGGGTCGAGACATGGTTGGTGGTTGGTGGTTGGTGGTTGGTGGTTGGTGGTTGGTGGTTGGTGGTTGGTGGTTGGTGGTTGGTTCGCTAATTTAATAAATAAATAATATTTTACAATTATATAATAATAATAATTATAATTATAATATTATTATTTATAATAAATAATAATAACATAATATAACATATAACAATCAATAATAAAATAAAATAATAATAATAATAACCCTAAACATCGAATGATATATGTGATATATGTGATATATGCGGTGATTGGCATACTTCTATATTTAATTATAAACTGGCTATTAAATAATAGCCATTTCAGTATACTGGAGGGCATTGAAGCCGCGAAGCCGGCTCCCGCAGCTCCCGCGGCGGCAGGATCAGCAGCAACGCCATCTCCCGCAGCTCCTGCAGCGGCAGGAACAGCAGCAAAGCCAGCTCCTGCAGCGGCAGGAACAGCAGCAAAGCCAGCTCCTGCAGCGGCAGCGAAATGTCCAGAAGACTGCACATCAGTAAAAGAACTTCAGTCAAAACTGAATATCGCCTCAAAAAATGTCACCAGTTTAGAGGCTAACATTAATGCAAACAATCTGGCAACCCAGCAGCACGCGGAATCAATAAAAAACTTGAATGAGGCAATTGCCGAATTGCAAGCCAATGGCACCGATGAATAATGATGAACGATGGAATAGTTGGTGAAATAAATTTATTATATTGTGGTAAATATAAAATGAATATCACTACAGACAAGGTTATTATATATGGAATATTGTTTTTTTTTGCAATATTCTTATGCCAATGTGGTTTAGAACGAACCCAGCTTTCAGGGGTTGTTGAAATTGGGACTTATAAAGAAGGAATGACGTCATCCGTTATAGCGCCAACGCAAACGGCAGCTGCACCCGCGCCCGCTCCGGCTCAGTCTACTGGCGCAGCATCATCATCGAAACTGAGCGCTTGCGGTGACGCGTGCGATACGTATTCCGAAATACAGAAAACGCTTGATACGTTCAATAACATATATAAAAAACAGGATGACAGCACGAGTGCCGTACACAAAGTGGATAGCGATATCATAAAATTGGCAGAAAGTGTGAAAAATATGGGGAAGCAGAAAACTCCGGGCGGAAACCCGAAAGTTACAAAAGATATGATCACATAGTAATTTTGTATTTTGTATTTTGTATTTTGTATTTTGTATTTTGTATTTTGTATTTTGTATTTTGTATTATGTATGATATATTTAGTATTTATAGTATTATAGTATTATAGTAAGTAATTAGTAATTAGTATATTTATATTTAATGGACGACGCACTTGGACCCGGCTATGACTACTGGAAGAGTATCAAATCCCCCACCGAACTGGGTATGAGCGGTAATCCCAGCATTTCAACCCTGGCAAATAATGTGAGTGGACTGTTATCATACGTATCGGTTCTTGTTACCGGTGATAGCGAAGCTTCAAAAACGGGGGAACCGCTTGGAAATAAATTCTTTCTACAAACGATGGCGTCTTGCAGGAACATAATGGCGGACCGGAAACTACCGGACAGCGAAAAAAATCCGATCATGGTTCCAAGATACATATACGTCGACAATATTCCAGACGGAACTATACCGTTCATATCTTCGGGGCCGGACGGCACAAGTTTGGACGATTTTAAAGGCCTCATCCCGGGCGCGGTTGGAAATTTGGCGGCGTTCAGTCCATCCGGGTTCGGACGAGCGTTTACGATGGGAAACTATCCCGATTGCATGCAGATCGCGCTAAAAACCGTGAATAATGACAATAATCACGGGGTCGAAACGCACTACGTTGCAGTCGCCGACATAATGCATGAAATTAAAAGAGACAATATGGTGAATGGAAACCCGGTTGGCGGGGTTAGCGATCCGTGCAGGTTCAAGGACTATACGAACCCCGCATCTGGAGCCAAGGAAACAAAGGAAAAATGCAATCCCGAAGATCAGACCGATAAATTTTCGCTTTTGCACGAACCGACCAACATCGGATATTTATCGGATAGCAGTTCGTCGTCTTCGGATTCGGATAGCAGCTTGTCTTCGGATAGCGGTTCGTCTTCTGATAGCAGTTCGCAATCCGACGATACCGAACCAAGGAATGATAAGAAAAAGAAGGATAAAAAAAAGAATAAGAAAAAGAAGGATAAGAAAAAGAAGGATAATGCATACACATACACGCCTTCAAACAAACCCGCTATAAAAATCGATAATATGAACATAGAGAATGACACAATGTTTGACGACGTGTTGCTTGACCCGGGCGTCGTACAATCCGACCACGCGTTTATGTTGCCAACCGATACCGCATCCAGAATATATTATGTTGCGGTGGCAGGCATTGGTCTGTACTTGTTTTACAGACTATTAAAAAAGTACAATAGAGAGAATTAAAATAAAATTACATATTTACGAGAAATACACAATCTCTCGTAAACAAATAAACAAAAACAAATCACACGTAATGCTTAATGTTTGCGTGTGCCATTATGATTAGATTTTCTATGCTTGTGTCTATTTTTACCACCTTTCTTAACATCGGGGTTACCTTCTTCAAGCGTTTTGACTTCTGGTTCCAGTTCTTCCGCATTTAATCCTCGAAGAGTAGCTCCGGTATCTTTGGGCGGCTCATCCTTACCTAAAAGAGATTGCGCGTCTGTAAATTCTTTACTTGTGCCGACCGCTTTGGGTGCTGCTGTATCGTCGGCTTCAGGTGCATCGGTGCTGCCTTCGGATGGTTCCATTGGCGGCGTTACCGTTGCTGTCGGGGTGGTCTCTTTTGAATTGGTAAACTTCTCCGAATTTACCGAAATTGCAATCGCGCTTGCCGCCGCAGAGGCTGCATTCGCGGCAATTGCGGCAAGCTTCATGCTTTCCATCGCACTCTCTACCGCAGCTGCCGCATCCTTTGCGGCGCGAGCCGCTTCTGCAAGTGGTCCCGTGGTTAACATTTCAACCTTCTTTTCCAGCTCTTTAATCCGGCGCTTGTCTTCAGAAAGAGAACTATCGTCGTCACTTGTGGCAGCGGCGGCGGAAGTGGTGGCGGCGACTTCTTCGGCACCATCACCATCACCATCACCATTTTTGGGTTCGCCGTCTTCATTATCGCTCTCGCTACCACTGCTGCTGCTGCTATCGCTACTGCTGCTATCGCTGCTGCTGCTGCCTTCGCTGGACACGCTTTTATTGTCATCATCTTCTGCTTCCTTTTCGGCCGCGTTAGACGCAACCGCATCCATTGCGGCAGCATTTTTGGCACCATCATCTCCCGTTGAAGGAACCAAAACTGATGCGGCAATTGTCGCCCGATCTTTCAGATCGGTGGTTGTCTTAACAATGCCGTCTTTAATTTCCGCAGCTTTGCCTTCTACGGTTTTAAGTGCTCCGGTTGCAGCGTCTTCCGCCTTTTCAATCAATGATTTACCATCCCCCTCGGGGACCGCTGTTGCCGCTGCTGCAGCTTCTTCTTCCGCCTTTTTCTTGTTCGCCGCTTCTTCTTCTGCTTTTTTTTTCGCGTCATCCTCTTTCGAACCAAACAGTTTATTAGTTAATGTTGTAAAAAGACCAGGACTGGCTGCTTCTTCTTTTTTGGGGTCGGGTACTACTTCCCCCGCGCCACCATACATTTGGTTGTATTTGCGATATGCCCGTCCGTAAGTAGCCTTTAATGTTCTCACACGCCTGCGGCGCTTGTGTTTCGTCCCGCCACCGGACGTCACATGAGATAGTTGTGAAATGACTTGATTAGGTTGCATTTATTTATTTATTATACTGTTACTATATACTATATATATTATTAAATGTTATAAGTTTTATAAGTATTAATTAATTAAATAATTAATTAATAATTATATTAAAAGTCATTTTAGTTTATTTATGCCGCATTTGATTTGGCAATTAAAACTTAAACCGCTTGTACAATTCCAGGGCAACTAAACCGCCTGCAATCTGAACAAGGAGGTAAGGTATCAAGTCAGACCGGCTAAGTTTTCCTGCGGCGTACATCATTATGGTAACAGCGGGGTTAAAATGTCCGCCCGATATGGATCCGCCTACCATAATTGCAATTGCTAAAGCTGCACCGATTGCAATGGCATTGCCCGTAGCTATGATCACATAAAGAAAAAACAACGTTCCTAAAAATTCAACAACATATTTGTTAAGCATCGTATGTATGCGTATGCGGTGTATAAGTTTAATTTCTAATTATAATATACACAAACAAATAAATACAAATAAATAAATAAATAAATAAAATACTTTCTAAAATGAAATTATGAAATTATGAAATTATGAAAATAAATACAAATTATTTAATTTACTTATTTTGTCAAATCAATCAAAACAAATGTTAATCTGATGGTCCGGCCGATACATCCGTATTCTCAGGAGAATTAAAATACCTTTTCCTAAAATGCTCCATTTGTTCGTCGGCTATTCGTTTTTTTGCGAAATCATTGGGAGCCATTTTGTCGGTAAGCAAGCTAATTATCATAAATAGCGAATACATCCCACACTCGGTGTTTTTATACTGATGATCCTTTTTGTTCACAATTAGTTTCAACGATATACTGGGCGTCAGCTCGCTCGCATCCTTTATAACTCGGTCGGCCAGTACCTGCACCTCGTTTGGAATGTCGTCGCTGGTGCTGTCAAAAAAATAAATGAACCGCTTCTTCACATGAATGAACATGGATATCCAATGTGACCCCGATTTGTAGTGTGGGTCCGTATTGAATATTATTCCAAAATGACGTTTCCCGCGCTTTATCATGTTGCCAATGTTGAAATTACACAAATCGTTCCAAACACACTGTCCGCCGGACGATGGTTTTGCATCAAAGTCGATTGGAGTTGGTCCTAAAAACATGAATGACGGGAACGCGTTTTCGTATTGTTTCATCACGTTTTCAATATCCACGCTGGTGAGCCACGTGTTTGGCTTTTTTATCCACGTCTTTGGCGCCCGCGGAGCAAACGTGTAGTTTAACAAGTCGCGGTTTTTGCCGTTCTCCTCGGTGATAAGCAGCTTGCGCAGCCAACACGCTTCATTTTTACACACGCGCGCCATTTGGGTTCGTAAAAACTCCCATATTTCGGCCGGGTTATTGGTGGTTATTGTCTCGTCGGGGTGCCTTGCATTCCATGTCGCCTTTAGTTTATTTAATGACGTGTTTGAATAACACGTGTCCGAATTCGCTGGCGCGTTGTCAGATGATGCCGGACTGCAAATAAGCTGGTCTGGCTTGGGGGCATTGTTGCTATCATCGGCATCAGATGTCGGTTCCACCACCTCTGTTACGCGATGTGCTATATTTTTTGATTTACCTCCCATAATTTCAATCGAACTCGACATTTTACTATTTATTTTTATATATTATACTATTATTTATTTTTTAATCATTATTATTATTAATTATTATTAATTAATGTATTTGCATTTGCAGTACTAGCATTGTTGCATGATGCGTTAGTAGTTGCATTTGCATTATCCGTATTCATTTTACTTTTAGACGGCGGTCTCGATTTAACCCCCTTTGTTTTAAACCGTTCGTCCATTAAATCGACATCCTTTGTTTTGGGAATGCGCATTTTGGTTTTTGAAGGCGACGGCGGTGGCGACGTTTGTAGCGACATTTGTGGCTTCTTGTCCGTCTTTGCTACAAATAGTTTCTCCAACGCGTTTACTGCAGGGGCTTGGACCTTTATAACTTTTGAATTTGATGCTACTACATTCAGGTTCGCGTTCGCGCTGAAACATATTTTATTAATTTCGGAAACCACCTCTTCTGATTGGAGGAGTGGGTCGTCGGGTACGGGTACGGCGGGTATCAGGTCCGTTAAATCGGCGTATTCATCCTGCAACGTATCAGCTAAATCAATGAATTTAAAATGCATAATGCATGCGCGAACATATGCGTTGTAGGTGCTGACCACCATCGAATCGTGACGCACTGTTGAAGCCGCATTCGCATTGGCGGCTGGCGGGGGTTCTTGGATAGGCTCGACACCACTAACACCACTAACACCACTAACACCACTAACACCACACCGAAATAATTCTCTGGTAATATCCATTATTCGTCGCCTGTAAAACTTTCGTTCGGCAGCATGACACGTATCGTGGCCTTCTCCGGCATTTTTACGCTGCTGCTGTTTTTGATTTAAATATTTGGAGTATACGTCCATGTTCAACATGGTCTCCATTGTCAATAAATCGCACGTCGTCATCGTAGATGATCCGGGTGCGCTGTGCGGGATATTTTTACTTTTTTCTTCGCTCATGTTGGGTCGTTGGTTGTATTGTATTGCGAATTTTAACTAATATAATATTATTAATTATTATATTTATTTTACTTTATTATTATTATGAGCATTTAAATATAACTGAATTGATTACTTCACAGAACCATATAAATAATAATATCAAAATAACACAATATGGGAAATGTGGTTGCGTCTGCCGCCGCGGGGGCATCCTCGTTTTCTATACCGCCGTCGTCGGATCGAATAAACTTTGAAGACGTGCAATCGGTTATCGCGAACCGGGGTGGTGGTAGTGCTGGCACATCTGCGGCGCATACGGTCACAACCACGTATTTAATAATAAGCACGCTGAAATCCGAATTCCTGAACTGTGTTATAAGCGGCACCGTGCCCGCCGCGCAGGAGGAGGCGCGGATTAACGACATTCTCTCTGGAACTACCGTAAACGGCGACACCATAACCATTATTGTTTACGGATTGCACGCGACAGACGAAACGGCGTACGCGAAATACGAGCAGCTCTTAAAACACGGCATTACGCGCGTATGCGTATACGTGGGTGGGATGTTTGAATGGTTGCTGCTCCAGGACGTTTACGGTGCCGACTTGTTTCCAACCTCCGGCAAAAAGGAGGCGGCCGACATTATAAAATATCGCCCGCAGCGCTCAATACCAATATAAATGATAAATGATAAATAAATGATTGTAATTAGGTTAGGTCCTAGTCCTACTGTATTTGAAAAATAATGTAAACATCATAGCATTCACCGCGACGCTTATAACCCCAGCCACAATCAGCGACGCATCTTGAATAAAATACCCATGAAGAAGCCATAGCACACTTGTGAGTAATAGTAGAGACAATGAATAAATCGACAAGTCATGCACCTTCTGAGTTTTGTAAGATTTATACAATTGCGGGATCATTTGAATACAATTTGCAATCGGTGCTAAAATAGAAACGCCTTGTGCAAACGCAAATGACATTTTTGCTTGTTCGCAGATTGTTTGTTTGTTTGTTTGTTTGTTTGTTTGTTTGTTTGTTTGTTTGTTTGTTTGTTTGCTATGCTAATGTATGCGCTATCTATAGTATCTATAGTATTCAAGTAAAATATTTGAAATGATAATATGATAATTAAATTCAAATGAATAAAAAATATTTTAAAATTAATATTGAAATATTTTATTGTTATAATATAATTAATATAATTAATAATAATTAATAATAATAATCATAATCATATTATGTATTTAAGCAAACCTATTCTGTTTATTATTCTGGTCGTTGTGCTTTTTGTGGGCGGATCATCCGATCTGGTTCTCGTGGAAGGGGCAACCAATCTCCAAACGCGCGATAAGGGAGATGGATGCAGGCCGGGATGCGTGCAAGCAACCGGAACCTCCGGTAGCTGTGGCTGGTTTCCGGAAAATGTTCCCAAATCGCAGCAACGTTATATTTGCCCACACACGTGCCCGAAACCAGGCCTCGCCGGGAGCGGCAAATGCGAATACGACGGCGATTGCAGCAAGTGCACCCCACAAAAAGATTATACGGCCAGCGCATACGCCAACACTCACATTACAATCGGTACCGGCAGTGCGTGCGTGAAGGGCGCGCAGTGCGCATTCCCCGCCAAAGGGCTGAACATGTGCAATACAACGGACTTTAAAACAAATCCGAAAAATGGTGCCAATAATTTAATATGCACACGAAAATCGTCAACTGAAACCGCAAAATGGACAGAAATTGATACGGCGGTGAGCGCTATTCCGTACACGCTGTCACAGACCGCGTTACTCACGTGCGACGTCGACCGGGCGTGCTCTACCGAAGGCGACTCGTGCGTTGACGCGACCGGCAGCCGGATATTTTGCCACAATAATTTATGGTTGCACGATCCGAAATATGAACGGACAACCCCGTCGGACGATATAACAGGAACAGGAAGCATATATCATGATGATGATGATGATGATGACGATCATGACGATCATGACAATGGCCATGGCAGTGAACACGATGATCATGACAATGATGACAATCATAGTGGCGTTATAAGAGATAAATATTACACAGTCAATCACTTTTACGGACCATCAAAACGAGAGAATAATGGATTGATAAAGAGTGCGGTGAAAGGGGTGGCGCATGCCACCGGGCATGTCGCATCCGGTATATCGTCCGGTATTAAGAGCACGTACGATAACATAAAAAATGCATTTGCGCCACCGCTTCCGAAACAAATGAATTATGGTGCCGGCATAGGTGGCAGAAATGCGCCAAGTATTGGGAACACGGTAGTTCCATCAATCGTTCCCAAGGGCGAAGTCGCGACGGTACAATCCTATGAAGCCAGTATTCGGTTTTGAGAGTTGTTTTGTTGTTTTGTTTACCTACCCGTCAAGAACCCGAATATGGTGCGCATTGTTTGTATGGAAACGCCAGCCGATCCCGCGTCGGCGCATTTTTTAGGATTGTACTCCATAATGTCGGTGGCGTAATAATTCCCGGCGGCGCTTTCAACGGTACCGAGGATGCGCATCAGCTGATCCAAATGCAACCCGCTGGGTGCGGGTGTGGCGGTTGCGCGCATTACGGACGGGTCCAGCACATCGATATCTAGAGATACGTGCACGTTGGCACCCTTCGCGAATGCTGCAATGCGGCGCATGCCGCTCATTTCATTCTTCAAGAATTCGTGCGCTGTAATGGTGCGAATTTTCCACCGCCGGATGAACTCGTCTTCGGCCGGTTCGGTGCTGCGCAGACCCACGTACAGTATCTGGTTTGGAAGCAGTCGGGGGATCCCGGCGTACGTGTGATTGATCAGCATATTCACGACCATTCCGTGCGAATTGTTGCTCGGACTGGTTTCCGGGCTGTGGATATCGGCATGCGCGTCCAGCCAGATGAGGCGAAAATTATTGCCGTGGACTTTTAGCGATGCGAGAACGGTGCACATGCTGGTGAGGTGGTCCCCACCTACAAACACGCTATGATTGTGTTCCAGTTCGTTGGCCGAACGCAGCATGCGCTCGCATTCGGCAAGTGCGACCGTGCTTACCGCACCGTCGGGGGCGCTGGCGCGAAACACGGTGCTCGGGATAAGCGTGTATGGAGTTTTTTTAGGCAGAATGCGCGCCAGGTCCTTGCGGGTCAGTTCAACTCCGCGGCTATAATTTTGTCCCAGAGAATTTCGCATAACGAGAATTGCGGTTGCAGCAGCGGCCATATTAGCGTTGATTGTTGGATTGTTGATTATTGATTATTGATTGTTGGCTATATAATAATTTATATTACGTTTCAATTTATTTAATATTTAAAATAATAAATATCGTAAAAAAATGAATATAAAAATAAAATATCGTAATATTTCATAAACCACTTTGACCCCTCCCCACTTTCTCTACCATCCAATGCTCTCATCATCGCCTCAACCGCACGTATTTGGGTTCTCCGGCTCCAAAGTCGGAAACGACGCCATAAACCTCCATACGTCACGCCCCGTTCAACCCGCTTCAAATAACAATTGGTCTACCTGCGTCAATGTCGATCCCATCATTTCATTCCACTGAGCATTATTCAAACCAAACCAAACCAAACCAAACCAAATAAAAATAATATTAGCATACAATGCATTTAAAATTATTATTTTTATTTATTATTATATATAATATATAATAATATCAAAATACCATAGTAAGTAAATAAAATAAATAAAATGCTGCTTCCAAAAGTAAACATTAATATTAATAATATGGTTAGTGAGCCGTATTTTAGCATTCTGGTTATAGTGGTACTGCTCCTCTTCTTGTGGACCGCGTGGGGAACAAAGGACCGTCTCATAATCGATGGTATGGTGGGCACTGGCGCTGCCGGCACATTCGCGCTTGCACCAAATCTTGCAGGCGGTACTGCGGCCAGTACCCTAACCGTTTTAACCAGTTTGCTGATTAAATCCGACGGCGTGCTCTTTTTGACCCTGCCGTCCGAAATGACCGGCATAACAAAAACCGATCTCACACTGACCCCGTCCACGTTTGGTACGATCGACGGCGTATTCGATGCCTGCGAAACCGAAGATATAGGTGAAATGATTGAAAGTTCGATTAAATCCGGCGCAGCGGTCACAAGATGCAGCGCCACAAAAATTAAAATAATAATGACGACGCCCGCTATAACAGCGTCGACCGCAAACGCAATCTCATTCGCGATTGCGGGACTTAAAATTCCGGCCGCATCGCCCGCCGCACTCACGTTCAGCATCGAGTCGTCCGCGAACGAACGGGGTGATGTCACCCCCGGTGTCGCTACGCTGGCAACCATTCGGACTTCAACCGCGCAGGTAACTTTCGCCTCCGGCTCGTCCGCAACCACAGTTGACCATTCCGGTGACTTGGCAGGGTGCACGTTTAATATCAAGCTGTCCGACGATACGCCGAAGGCAAAATCGGTTACCGTGAATTACGGGTTTGCGTTCACTGCCGGCGCCGCCGCCGCCGCGCCAACATTTAAAATTAAATCCGGCAGTAAAATGTATTTCATATTCAGCGACGATTTTGACTTGCCGACGATAACGAACATCAAGGTCGTGCTGAATAAAAACACGGTGCTGGACTCCGAAAAGGGCGAGTACTCGCTCGTATACAAAACAAAATGTGGGACGCCATCTAAAAACTTTTATAGCGCGCTGCCGGGATTTAGCACATCTAAAACCCTGAGCGACACGTTTGACAACAGTGCAACGCTGTGCGCCAAATATTACGTGCTCACGCTGAACCGCGACGTGGACGTTACGCCGACGGAACCCTTAACCATGAGTTTGGTGGGAATAACGAACCCGCCGTACTATTCGCCCCCCGCCGCATCCGAAAAACGCGACTACCTAATTAAACCGTTCAATATGTCGATCTGCTTGATGCAGCTGTCCACCGTCATAGGAACGACCGCGGGTAAATATTTTATCAATCCCGCGCCCGATAGCTACGCGAATGCGGGAGTGTATTTCCGCGGAAACTATCCGATTAAGAACAAGGCGGGTGCATCTGCCGATGCAGACGACGACGGTGACTCCAACAGCAAGAAAAAGAGTTCCACGTCATCAAACCACGCGCACTCGCATGCGCACGCCGCCAGCGTTTACACCGTGAACTATTTTTACGACGGGCAGGGGGTTGGCGAATACGGGCACATCGCGCAACCCGAGATATTCGGGAGCAGGCCATATTCGCACGGCGGTGGAAACGGAAGCGGGGCATCGTCGTCCGATAAATACATTGCGAAACATTACCGGGATTTGGCCGAACAAAAACGTCGTCAGGATGCAGCGACAAGTGGGCAATTAATTCCTCCGCTCGGGGTTGCGCCCGCGACGCTTAACGGGGGTGTCCAGCCGTACAATTCCGAAATTCATTTTTAAGTGAGTGACTTATCTTTAAAGTATAAATAAATGATTTAAACGCAATCTAAAATAGGTTGGTATAATCAACCCACGATTAAAATCACAATACTCCCATCTCTTATCTAAAATGGTTAACAACAACTGCAACGGCAACACCAACAGCAGCTCTAGTCCAATTCCAATGTTGCATATTGAAGAACGTACGAAGCGTTATTGTGATGTGAAATCCAAGAGCGGGCGCGTGCACAGCAAAAAGTTTTATGACGTGGATTGGCGGTTCTACGTTATGCACAAGTATGGCAAATACGTCGTTTGCGGTACTCGGTGCCCAATGCGCGAATATTACAACGAAGAGTGGCCCGTGATATCCGCGTCATTCACACATAAGGACGAATTATTTGACTACATTTATTTGCTGATTGGATCAAGCAAGATAAACATGACGCTGTTTATTTCCCGCCTTTGCGGGGGCGATAACGACATAACGTTTTCGCAGCCCACAAATGCCCGGTTTCGCGCACTTGATGCGGAGCGCAAGGACCGGCACAATGAAATCGTCGGTTATGACCGCATCTCGCTCTTCAATAAGAAATGGAGCAGCGGGTCGACCATAAATTCGGTATTTCGCATTATGTCGGACCTTAATTGTGGCGGATTAGTGCCGTTCACGGTGTCCCCTCACCCCTCGCAACAGCAACAGCAACAGCAACAGCAGCAGCAAGTTCCTATTTGCAATTTGCCGGAACTGTATAATAAATATAATAAATGTTGCAATAATGGCTATAATTGGTGCAACAACGCTAAATGCGATGATGACGCATCAAACCAACGCGGCGCGAGCGCAAGTGTGACGAATGCTGATGCTGAGAGTGCGACTGTGACCGCCGCCGCAGCCGACGGGTTTGACCGTTACGATGATTATTACGACTACCTTGTAAATGACTACGACACCACGTACGCCGAAGTTGATTAAATTCTCTCATCTCTGATGATGCGTATAATTATTTATTACAATAATAATTAATTATATATGTGTGTGCGCTTAATTAAATTAAAGCTTGAGCGGGGTGGGAAAGCCGACGAGGTTGGCACCGATACCGAAGCCTGCACCGGTGCGCGCGGAAACGGCCATGCTGGGGATGTACGTATCCAAAATGCTAAAAGTTGCAGCCGCGGTCAGCGCAATGAGTGCGACTTCATCTAAATTCAATGATCGCTTGGGGATGGCGTAGGCCGCAATTGCGACCATGACGCCCTCGACCAAATACTTAATGGTTCGTTTAACGAGTTCTCCTAAATCAAACATGCCTGACATTTTACTTTATGTTTATTATATACTATGATATTTATAAATATTCAAAAGAAAAAAATATTTTATTTTAAATTTGTTTGATTATTATTATTTGTTGGTATTATCGTTATGTTGCATTATTGTTGTATTATTAATATGTTTATTGCGAGAGAATGAGAGAACCGCCCAGAAAAATAATTAAAAGGTAAAAAATACTTAAACGTGTTGGACAGTAAAATATACATATACGCACACTTGCATAAATATATAAACCATCCATGTCATCAACAACAACTCCATCCGGCGTAACGCCGAAGTCCAGTCCAAACTACGTGGACCTTCTAGAAGAGGATAAAGCCATCGCCGGCCAAAAATTCGCGTGCCTGTCGTTTGTTTCGCCGGAACACATTTTGGAGCAGAAAGACCATTTTTATTTCCGGGAATTCCTAAAAGTCTGGGAATTCGGCAAGGCGATGGAGAAGTACACCCAATTCATCAACTTTGTGGCGTTCAAGTACGGGATGGACTTCAATAAGCTGGCCGAGGACTTGCAGGCGTTCGTGAAGGAGGAGAAGCCCGAACTCCTAAAGACCGCCATCGCGGACGAGTACAAGACCTTCGTGGACAACCACGAGGAGCAGCTGGAGGCGGAATTCAATTCGCGCCACGACTTCCAGACCTCCATTCGCGGCCTTAAAGTGCGCGGCGTGTACGCGACCCAGAAAGAGGCCGAACTGCGCTGCAAGCTGCTGCGCGAAGTGGATCCGAACCACGACGTGTACGTGGGCCCCGTCGGCATGTGGATGCCGTTCCACCCGGAGGCGTACAAGACCGGGCGCGTGGAGTACATGGAGGAGACGCTGAACCAGCTCATGTCCGAGAAGAAGACGAACGAAGAGAAGGCCAAGACCGAATTCGACCGGCGCATTAAAGAAGCGAAGCAGAAGGCGATGGACGACAACCGGCGCAATGCGGAGAAGTCGGGCAACAAGCTCACGCAGACGCTCACAAAAGACGGCGACCTCGTGAATGTCGCGCTCCTCAACGACGAGGAGTTGTACAGCACCGCGGCCCAGGTTCGCTCGCAGCTGTTCGAAGGCGACAATATTGTCACATCCGTGGACGGCGACCACGGGTTGAGCGAGATCCTGAAGGGGCTTGAAAAAGAGAAGAAGGACAATTAGAAGGACAATTGAGGAATTAGAGGAATATGGGGTGGGGTGGGGCAAGAGGGTAAGAACAAATAATAAAATAGTTTTACTATTATTATTATTTGTTATCTGGTTACGGGTTACGGGTTACCATTTTGTCTTATTCACTTTAATTTTCTGCCCCTGGCCCTTCTTTTTAACATTGGCGGGGTCGTAGTTCTCTCCTTCGTCGTCGTCGGAGTTCATGTCCTTCGAGATTTCCCAGAACTCCTTCGAGCCCAGCTTGAACGGGCCGTGCTGCTGCGCCTTGTACCACGAAATCTGGTCCTGCAGCTTGTTCGATTTCACGTTGTTGTTAATGACTAAACATTCAAAGTTCTCGGTGCACTGGTCCATGACCTGGCAGAACGATTCGAAGGTGGGGAACATGCCCGCGTAGTTCTCGTAAATGCGCTTGCGGTTCGCAATGTAGGGTTCGCGCAGGATGAACACGTAGTCGATGTTCGTGCGCAGGTTGGGCGGGATACCCAGCGGGTACTGCATCGTGATCACTAACATGATCTTCCAGTGACGCCCGTTCATAAAGAGGAGGCGCATCATAATGTCCTTCGTCCAGCGGTTGTCGTAGAGGCAGTCGTCTAAAACAACGAACGTGCGCGGGTCGATGGACGATTTCTTGTAGGTTTCAATCTCCTTTTTCATCTGTTTTAGAACGGCTTTTTGGCGTTTCAGGATGTTTTCGATGATTGCGGTATTGTACTGGTCGTGGATGAACAGTTTAGGCACATGTTCGCCGAAAAACCCGTTCCCCGCTTCCGTTCCCGAAATCACGGTGCCGATGGGGATGTCCTGGTGGTAGTACATTAAATCCTGAATGAGGAAACTTTTTCCGGTGTCTCTGCGCCCGATGAGCACGATGACCGGCCCCTTGTTTTCGTTCGGTTTGAAACTGATCGAACGCATATCGAATTTAGACAATTCTAAATTCATGGTTGTGGGTTGTGGGTTGTGGGTTATGGGTGGTGGGTTGTGGGTTATGGGTGGTGGGTTGTGGGGTGTGAACGCGAATTATTATGTTTACGGTAATTAATTATAAATATTGATGATACAAATATTAATATTGCAGGATTTTAAAATCGTGAAATAAACGATTTTAAAATATTATAGTATATTATATTATTATATACATAATTATTATTAATTTTAAATTACATAGAAATTATTAAGGATGAGTGGCGAAGGTAAGGGGTTGAGTGATATTATTACCGACGCCGATGTGTTGGGTGGTCTTGGTGGAAAAGCCCGCGGGTCGAGGCCGGCGATTGATGATGCGGCGACGGGGTCGAAGGATGCGGCGTCGGGGGCGTCGGGGGCGGCGTTGCCGGCGTCGGATGCGGCGGTGGTGCCGCTGGAGAGGGCGTCGGCGACGAGGGCGTCGAAGTCGGATGGGATGATGCGAGGAAGGGTGTCGGGGGGGCTGGTGGATGCGTCGGCGGAGGCGGTGGTGGGTCCAAAGGCGCCGGCGGATGAGGCGGCGGCGGCGGGGGCGCCGGAGGTGTCGGCGGCGGTGCCGGATGCGGCGCCGAGGGAGGCGGATCTGGCGGTGCCGGCGGGGTCGGGGAGGGTGTCGGCGGAGGCGGTGGTGGGTCCAAAGGCGCCGGCGGATGAGGCGCTGTTGAGATCGGCTTCGGTGTCGTCGATCGCTAGTAGCGATCCTGGCGATTCCCCGTTGATGAAAATCGTTGGACCAGGCCTTATAGACCTCGCTGCGAAGTTTCCATACAACGATGGAGAGACCGACCCTGCAAAAAAATCCGCTGCAGATTTTATAAAAAAACTCAATGATTATGTTATTAAATTAGAAGAAGCAGGAGCAGTATTAGGAGGAGGAGGAAGATCGCGCCGCGCGCTTAAACGGATTATGAAAAAGTACAGTCGGCGTGTCAGTCGAAAACGAGGAAAGCGCGTTAAATCGTCGGCTCAATGAAACGACGACCGGACCCGGATAATTATTTACTAAAGTGAATAGAGTATTAAAGTGAATAGAGTACTAAAGTGAATAAAGTGAGAGTGGACAATATTTTTTTATAATTTATTTATGAATAAATTATAATATTTAGTAGTATATTATAAGTGATTAGATAAATTTAATTTTATAACTATAAAACGATTAAAATGTTCAAATCATCACCTCAAACGGAAATGTTTACCAATGACAAGTATACTCAACGTGTTGTAGGATATCTGAAAGTATTATCACAAAGCGGTAATTTTGATTGGTTTGGAGTAAATTACGAAGGAAATTTTATAACCAAAAAAGACACTGTAGATGCTTATATGCCGTCTGATTATATATTAGACACTGCTGCTCCTACACTATTTGGTGAACGTACGGGATTAACCATAACCAAACCAGAATTTGACATTGTGATTTCACAATTAAAAAATCGAACTGATTATAAAACCCTTCAACTCGGCACTGTTCCTGCTGTTGTTCCTTCTGTTTCTTCTGCCGCCGATTCTGACGACACAACAATATTTAATTTGCTCAAGAACCCTAATGATATTGCATTTTTTTTAGTTGACTTGACCACTAACAGATTATATACATGTACAAAAGACGGAAATAAATTTATTGTTAAGTGGAACGAGCCCATACCCGTCGTCGAGATCCCATCCGCCCGCTGGTCTAATGTATGGTCATACATCCCATTTTGCACTGTAACTAATTTGTCGGCGCCTAAAGATGGAGAGATTGATTTTTATCCGAGAACAAAAACCAAGTTAACCGGTGATAAATTTAAATTCGATGACGCCCCCCCCAACTACAAAAAAATACCACCGCCGTTCAATTTGGTAATTTATTCACTTGGACCAAGAAAAACATTTCAAGAGGTGTTAGCTGCTGTAAAAAACAAACTTGGGGCTGCTCCCTCCACAGAAGTGTCAAATGTGTCTGAAACAAATAACAGACAACTTGCATTTGTAAGGGACTTAAAAGACATCGGTTGTAATGGTGATAGTTCACTCGATTATATATTAGATGCCGAAAAATGCGTAAAAATTACCGCTCTTATGGAGAAGCTTAAACCGCCGACCACAGGCGGGCGGCGCAGTAAACGGAACAAGCGCCGACGCAATAAGCGAACTGTATCGCACCGCGGTCGCGGCCATAAGCGGTCGCGACGTGTTGATGGTGGAAGTCGTAAATGCGGTAAAAAATGCAGGCGCAAACACACTCGCAAGTAGAGTAGACTGCATGATGTTTTGTTATTATATTAATTATATAAACGTTTTTATATAATTTTACGAGGGGGTGCAGGGAGGGGTTGCAGGGGGCGCTCGTCGCCCCCTGTACGGGGGTGCGGGGGGGCGCTCGTCGCCCCCTGTACGGGGGTGCGGGGGAACCATCGGTTCCCCCGAGTGGTCCCCCCGTTTACATGAGGCTCCAAGCTTCGTGGTTGAACGGCGCAACGAGAATTTCCGAAATCTTGTTCCGCCAGTGGTCCACGCGTTCCTGGTGTTGCAAGTCGTTCATATTCTTGGGATAAATGGGGGTCTGCTGCATGAGTTTCGCGGCGTCCGCGGTCATTGGGGGTTTGTTTCCGTAGCAGTTCACGCCGTATTTGCTGTCGGTTTTATCAATGTATCCGCCGTTCACACCGGGCCGGCCGCAGTCGTGTTCGTGCCCCTTAATTTTCTGCAGTTTGCGCCACGTGTCCTTCTGCGTGGGAAACAGCGCCATCTGGTTATCGGACCAGCCGTACGAGCACCATTCCGCGCCCTTATTGTAGGCCTCCTCCATTTCGTTGTATGAAGCGAGCCGCGCGCCGTATGCGTCGCAGATGGCTTTCGCGTCGTCGTAGTTGTAGTAATTGCCGGGGATGTTGAACACCTGTTTCTGCATTTTAAGCACGGGGAGCGCGGTGCTGCCGTTGGGTTGTTCCACCGCGATATCGATTTCGGGGTGCTCTGAAAACAGGTTGCGCACCTCGGCAGTTAAATTCACGTTGAACAGGTACTGCGCCCCGTTGACGAAAATGAGCACGATGAAAATGGCCCACACGAGGATCTCAAACAGTCGGGTCAACCGCGGGTTTGAATTTGCCAAATTTGAGCCCGCGTCCGACGATGATGATGATGATGATGATGATGAGAATACGCTAAATAATCCACCGGAGGAGCCGGAGCCGGAGCCGGAACCAGCGCCGTCGCCTAAAGACGAGAATAAGAGATAGAACACGACAATAATGACAAACAGGAATACAACGGTTACGGGGTTTCCCTTGTTAGCCCCTGCAATCCCGAACGTCGGGTTCTCCACGCTGGTGGTGGGGTTGTAATTTATATTCATTTATTTATTTATTATTATTATTTACTACTATTAAATATACTATTAAATAATACTAATAAATAAATATTAATGGTATTAATTTAAATTATTATTAATTTTAAATTTTAAATAACATATAAACTATAAACAAACATAAAACAAATAATAAAAAAATGATCCCCCTCATATTCGACATTATTGGTGCAATATTCGGGGTCGGGTTTGTGACATGCTGTTACCGTAACCGTAAAAATATTTAGGGGATGAGATCGGATCGGGATCATCAATCATCATATGCATTTTATTGCTACTGCTACTGCTACTGCTACTGCTACTGCTACTGCTGCTATCGCCGCCTGTAGAACAAACAGTACGCCACGCTGCTTTCTAAATGCGTCATGTTTGTAGCTTCGCTCACGTGGGTATCGTTGAATGTGAACCATCGGCCGTCGGCCACGCGCACGGTGGCGGTATAGTGCCCGCCACCGATCGCCCCGTGGTGATTACACACCCCGTATAAATCGTAAACGTATTTTTCGGGGTTGTACCCTCGCACGTATTTGGCGAAGGACGCGTTATTCAGCGGAATTTCAATGACCGCGTTATTCTTTTTAAAGCGCCCAAAATGAGCGGTGGGAACGAACCGTTTCAGGTCAATCACCATAATTTCGGGCATGCTCCAAAACCCGATGAATTTATCAACGGCTTGGTGTCTCCCGGTGGCTTCGTTGAACCACGCGTTCTCGCCGTCCAGCCGCTCGCGCTCGCAGTATGCGTCAAAGCAGTCGTAGAGCGTGAGCCCGGGTTTCTGGATTTGCGGGATGCACATGTTCAGCACGGAATACGGTTCCGGTTTGGCGCTTAGCACGCGATAAGGTGTCGAAGACGCCGAAGAAGGTGTCGAAGACGCCGAAGAAGATAGAGAAGCCGGGGAGCAAGAACAGGAGCAGGAGCAGGAGCAGGAGCAGGAGCAGGAGCAGGAGCAGGAATACGCAGGTTCCGCAATGATGGACATCTGAATTCCGTAAAACATGTCCAGACATTCGGAATAGTCGCTGGCGTAGCGCTGTTTCAGCATGTTGTAGCACTGTATCGCGACGGTATCGGTTGGATTTTGTTCCACGCCGTCGACGCGCATGACGACGGGGCGCGCGTACGCGTTATGAAACGCGTCGAATAAAAACAGCAGAAACTCGGAGGTGTCGCTCTGGTCCAGGCCCTGGAATTCGGCATTATTCGTTTCTCGCGCGACGCGCTGAATGGCCGCCAAGAACCCGCCGGGTGATACCGTGCAGTTCTGGTTCCAGAGAATTTTGCGCAGCGCGTCCCATTCGTCCAGGAGAACCGCGTTGGGTTTTCGCGCCGACAATGTGGCGCGGCGAGTGGACAGGTGCACGTTGTCCAGCAATTCGTGTAATTCGTACGTGTGTGAAAGCACGCTGAGGCACGCGTTCATGTAGCACGTGTTCCCCCTATTGGCGATACCGGACAAGCCGCGACCAACGTATTTTTTATGTGCGCGGCTGACCGCCATATTTGTTTGTGATTTCTGGGGTTTCATTAACGCAGGAGTATTGGATTATTATAAATGTGTACATTTTTGTATTTATTATTTATTGTTAATTAATTAATTAATTAATTAATTAACTTCATCCATCCGTTCATCCATCCGTTCATCCATCCGTTCACCCATCCGTTCACCCATCTATGCTTTCCGTCGTTGTGTTGTAGCATTTCGTTCCGTGCTTCCAAACCCTTGATCGCCGCGCGAGCTTTCACTCAATGCGCCGCCGCCGCCGCTGTTGGTGTCGTCGTCCACGTCCAGGATTTGGACCCGCAAGTCGGCCGGCGCGTAAATGCGCTCAAAAATAAGCTGGGCTATTTTATCCCCGGGCGAAATGCGGTACGCGCTGGTACCGGGATTGTACATGATCACTTTAATTTCGCCGCGGTAGTCGCTGTCAATCACACCGGCGTTCACCATGAGCCCGTAACTGAACGCGAGCCCGCTTCGCGGGGCGATACGCGCGTAACAGTCGCTCGGTATTTCGAGCGCTATCCCGGTTGGAACCGTGATCCATTCGCGCACGGGGATGACGGCGTGTACGCGCGCCGAAATGTCCATTCCGGCACTGCCGGGCGTGGACGCGGTTGGGACAATTGCGTCCACGGTCAGCCGTTTGAATTTAATGTCTGCCATATTATTGGGTATGTTGTGGGGGGTATGTGGTTGGTATGGGTATGATTTTAAGTTATTTTATTATATTAATCGCGCGCGACGAGTGCTTCGTCTAATTCTATATCGGCGGCGGGCGATACCCATTTTATTTCTTCGTGTTCGCTTCTTACGACCTCCTCCTCCGTCTCCTTTAGTTGTGCGGTTAGTTTCACAGGTTATACCGATCGACGGAGCTCCATTGGGTGGTGCAAGTGTACCAATCGTGCAGTGGTCCCTTATAAAATTGTTAATTGTAGACGTTCTTTGTTTTGGAGGAATGGATGCCGCATCTCTACACGCTATTTCAATTTCCGATAGGTGTATCCGGTAGTCACGATGGGTAGGTTCATCACCGGGTTATTTGGATTATGTCTCATCATATTTATTTACACGTCGTTACAAATATTCTTAATATATTATTATTATTAATTATAATATATTATATATTAAGAATAAGTTAAGTCATTAATAATATTACATTACATACGTTACAGATTAAAATGTTTGAGAAACGCGATCTCGTATTTAGCCTGGACCCCAAGACCCGCGAATATCGGGGAGGTGGTTATATTTTTAATTCGGAACTGTTGAACGCGGGTGCACCGCCGCTCATTGCCGCCGCCGCTGCGGATATGGGGGGTGGAGGTGGAGGTGGTGGAGGCGGAGGCGGACGCGGGTCACCTCGTCGTTCGAATTCGCATTCGCATACAAAAGTGTCGTCCATGTTGATGAAATCGGGAGATCGCGCAATTCCGGCCGGGCTCTTGCTCATGAATATGGCTCTTAATGCGGGCGACGCCGCCGCATACGCTGCAACCGTCGCGCAGTCTTCGGCATCGTTTTCATCAACGTATGACGATTATCGGGCTCGGGCCATGGGTGGCGGAGGCGCCAAAGGCAAAAATCATCGTCATCATAATGATGATGATGATGATGATGATGATAGTGATAGTGATGATAGTGCATCATCATCGTCTAGCAAGCACCGCGCTGCCGTTCCAGTTGTGTCGGACGACTTGTATACAATGCTTTTAAAAATGGTAGCCCCGGGTAACGTGAAAAAATATTGGTCGAGTAACCCAGTTACGGCTCGCAATCGCAATCATCAAGCACAACAAACGCAACAAACGCAACAAACGATGAGCGGCACGAATAAGCGCACAACCGTGCGCCGACGCCGGGACATTAATTAATATTAAGAACGACGGCGACGAGAAAACCGTCTAAATGTGGCCGGAGTTATAGATCTACCGGACGACGACGACGACGACGACTTGCGCTTTTTCATGGAATGCTGCAGCGCGTAGAGACCGAACGGAACGAGCGCCTGCTGCACAATCCCACCAAGTCCCGGGATAAATCCTCCGCGCTGTTTGCGCGCACGAGAACGAGTATTCTTGCTCTTGCGGTGACCGCGTCGTCGGCGACCTCCTGCAAGTTTAAACTGTTGAAGTATAGAATTAAATCCACTCATGGTACCTTTATCTTCTTGTGCTGCTTGTGGTGGTGTTGACATTTTAGCGCGTATAATGTATTAATGATGTATGGTATAATTGTATAATACTACTTCAGAAAAAATTTTATTATTAATATTAATATTAATATTAATTAATTTTATTCATAGTAATGATAATTTTAAAATTAATAATAAAATAAAGTATCGAAAACCAAAATAAGTAAAAAGCAGTTAAAAATAGTAACGCACATAATGGTAAACGTTAACCCACCCAATCCCACCCAATCCAATTTTAAAGTTCTAAAGTTCTAAATTATCTATCCTATGCCGGCAGGTGACTACATTCATAATTTAAACCAACCGTTCCATTTTGAAAATATTGAACTGGCAACTCCAAAAAATGGGTTGCAAGGCGGAACATACTTCACCAATTTAACGTACAATCAAGAACCGCTGTATGCGCAAACACCTAAATGCGGAACGCGGCAAGGGATTGTTTTAAACGGTAAAAAAGCGCATTACGACATTGTTCTGGATTCCGCGGACGACGGGCCCGCCGCGGACCAGACTGCGTTCATCGAGTGGCTTGAACGCGTGGAAGAGCGCGTAATCGACCTGCTTCACGAGCGCGGAAAACTGTGGTTTATGAACGAGCTGTCGGCCGAAGACATACGCTCCCTGTTCACGTCACCCGTGAAAGCGTATCGCGGCGGAAAACAACTTCTCGTCCGCGTAAATGTGTTGCCCAGTAAAACAAATCCCAGCCAGTTTGGGTGCAATGTGTTTGACGAGACGGAAAATGCGGTCCAGGTAGGATACATTAAACCCGAACACCAGCTGATTTCCATTGTTGAAGTGTCGGGCGTTCGGTTCACTTCTCGCAGTTTCCAGCTTGAACTTGCGACAAAACAAATAGCAGTTTTAGCAAATACTCCGTTGTTTGAAACGTGTCTCATCAAAAAAAATATCGTCCCCGCATCACCGTCATTACCGGCACCAGCACCAGCACCGGCACCAGCACCGGCACAAACACCAGCTCTGCCCTCTCCCTCAGTGCCACCACCGCCGCCTGTAACCGCCTCCGAAACCAAAATACGTTCTACTTCTGCAATCGGACTTGCGGAGTATGATTTAGACGCGCACGCGCAACCGCCCGCAACGGAGGCAATCACAATTAAAAAACCGCTTGAAGTGTATTATGCAATGTATAAAGCCGCCAAGGAACGGGCCCGCGCCGCCAAAAAGGTCGCAATCGAATCGTATTTAGACGCACGGCATATAAAAAATACTTATAAATTGGATTTAGTTGGGGAAACGGACGAGAGCGATGAGGATGATGACGAAGACGATGATGATGATGATGATGATGATGATGATGATGATGATGATGATGATGATGACGAGGATGACGAGGATGACGATGAAAATTCAAAACAAAATCTGGTTACCGCTACCGACACA